CAGTAGAGAACGGCGTAAACGAACAGAAAACCCCAACAACAGGTGTCGGTAAACCTTGGTCTTAATGTACCTAGAGCTACACTTCCAAAAGCATTAGATATACCTGCACTGGAGTTTAAACCTCCTTCAGCTCGGATACCATACTATAAACCAATGGTTATACCACCGAGTGATTTGGAGGCTCCAGAGGAAGTAGAGCCAGAGACAACAGAACAACCTGAGCCACCTAAATTAAAAATACCTGTATTGGACTTTGATGTACCAATACCTGAAACAGCAGTTGTTATTACAGCCGTTACTACAGCCGTAGTTGCGGTTGCTACGACTACTGTAACTCAGTCTTTATTTGAACCAATCAAAAAGAAAGTACAGAAATTCTTACAAAAGAAAATCGACAAATGGAAGAAGAACAGAGCAGAGAGTGGCTCCACGACCTAGTAAAAATCACCATACTTTTGTGGTCCGGAACGATGTTAACTTTATCGTACTGGGAGCCTCCTTCAGGGAGAAAGATACTTGATTTTGATCCTACATTTATAGCTTCGGTGTTTTCAGCATCTACAGCTTCACTAGGTTTATCAATCGGTACTAGAAATGGTAACGGTAATAAAAAGAATAATGGGTGAATTCTTACAGGTTATGGCTTGGAGCTATACCGTTGGATTAACTATAGTTGTTCTTTTTAAATTTATTCAAGACA